GGCGCAGGCTTAGGGACCTGAGCTGAAACTGTTAACGCTGACGCCATAACAGCAACCAGCCCAATCTTAAGAATTCTTTTAATGAACATAATGTATATTACACTGCAATTATCGTGCCAAACACAGAGACGTTTATTCCTAGTGTTTTGTTACTTTTTTATTTATTTTAAAAAACGTTGGGGAATAGAACCCTACTCTCTGGGGAATATTACCCTTTAATTTATTTCGCAATTGCCTCCAGCGCACGCTAAGTTAGTTTGTAGGGTCGTTTCGTCATGTGTTTCTTGTAGAGCTGTATAGTCTACTCTAGACATAGAAGATGATAGTCTATCGAAAAGCTTCTCGTCTTTTTCTGTCGAGACCCTCTCCATCGGGGCTTGTTTAAAATCCTTGTCTCCAGTAGCAGCCAGTAAGGAAACAGCAGCAAAAAAATCTCTGTTCTCGTAAAGATATTCAGCTACCTTGTCCCACTCGTCTTTCTCCACGAGGATCGTGCAACTAACTGAATGGGTAGTTTTCTTTTTGTTGTGTTTGGTTGTGCCGGGAAGAACCCAATTTTCTTGAGTTGATTTTATGTGGTTAAGATGCTTAATTGCATCAAGATCTTTCTTGGTTAATGCGCCGTTCGTGATTTCGATTGGAAAGGTGACAACGTCATCCGTCTTATTCGCACTCCAAACGCTTTCCTCGCAGAGCTTATCATTATACAGCTTAAAATACTGATACACATTATCAATTTTATTGCACTGTACGCGCCTAAAATACTTATGACTATGGTGAGGGTGAATGCCTGACGCAGAACCGAGAACTAAGCTAGATGTTCCTTCTGGTTTGACACAAGTAACTCTGGCTGCTGGTCTAATGTTGATTTTCTTTGCCCACTCTCCGTTTGTTTTAACTGCTATTTCTGAGCATTCCTTTTGGTATTTAGGACTAAGTAGGGTCTTAGGGTTGTCCATTATTCCTGTTATTGATACACCGAGAAGAGCTTCTTCTTCTGTAAGCTCTCTGGAAGCGTTTCTGAGGTAATGAAAGTCTGTGTAGCCTGCTTGAAGTGTTCCTACTAAAGCAGCAGCCCAAGTGTGCTCTCTAAACTCTTTGGGGGTATGGGTCTTGGCTCCATTTACGGAAGTAAGATTACAAAACTGAACACCACACCTTCCGTCCTTAGTCACAGGAATAAAACCTATCTCTCTACAAGGGTTAGATAGCGTATCCTCATGGTCCGCAAAAATAAACCCCGGCTCACCAAACTCTTTAGCGCTATTTAAAACCTTTTTAAAATCCTCCTCTGTGACTTTTTTTCTTAAAAACAAGATCGAATTATTGCTTCTAGCTCTCTGTGGATTATCTTCAAACCAATTCCCTGTCTTAGAGTTCATCATCGCCTCGTCGTCTGCGTCAAAAACAACAGAGGTTGCGGCGCGACGAATGCCTCCGCTGAGAACTGCGTCGGCGCAATGCATTAGAATGTCGTAAGCATTTATTGGTTCTAGCCTTAACTGGCTTTTATTTTCGATGAGTTCATCTAGCAACTTCTTGATCTTTAAGTGAGCTGCTTTTAATCCACTATAGCCGGGCGCTTTCCCTCCTCCAGTTTTGAGCCTCGTTCCTTTTCTCCGAATCTTAGAGTAATCGAATACAACCTTTCTGCCTGTAAAGGGAGTCTGTTTAAAGAAACTATCAAGTAAAACTTCGATACTATCCGCCCAGCCCTCTATACTGTCTTCAACAGAGTATGTCATGACGATTCCCGTCTTATTTTCCGCGCTAACTAAGTCAGGAAGTCTGCTAAGATATTTCTTAGTAATTCCAAAATCAACTCCACACCCGCAAAGAAGTAGATAGAAACATTCGGCGAAAGACCTAATTGAATCCATGTGTCTGCAAGAGCAATTAAAAATTCTTGCGTTATGGGCTAGGACTGCTGGTCCTGCAAATTGCATAGATCTCATGGAAGGGACTATCTTCTTTTCCCTTACTAGACTAAAAGCTTTCTTGATTTGCTCTTTGTCTTCATCTGATAAAAAATTATATTTTTCTAAATGCATCCCCTCTACTCTGGAGACCGCTTCATCCCATGTTTCTCTTCGTTTATTTTTATCGCTATAGCGAGCGTATTTGCTCGTAAAAATAAAATTTGAAATTTCCTCTAATCCGTTGACCTTGGTCTTGTCTTGTGTTTGCATCTCTTTTAAATCTGTTATTACACTAGCTTAATCAAAGGTTTTTTTTGAACATTTCGAATGGTGCTAGAAAATAGTCTTTTTGCCCACTATTGTATTGCGCTCCTATATTATGTAACGGAAGATAACCTCTATTAATAGTTTTCATATCTGGGGAAACGAAAATCATTTCACTATATGCATTAATACAATAATATCGTATTTCATTAATAAGCTCAATAGCTTCTTTTGCTGTTCCGGGGTACAATTCAAGGAAAATAAAAGGACGAGTCTTGTTTATAACCGGCAAAAGCTCTCTTAGCACTACTATGTCTGACCCTTCAGTATCCACCTTAATGAAGGAAGCTTTTAGCATTTTATTTTTTAAATCTTTTTCTAAATCTTTCCAGCAGAAAGTATTAATTTTTGTTTGTTTATCCCATACTGACTGAGTCTGAAATCCACTTTCTTCAAAAGCTATTTTAGATATGTGATCTAGTTGCTCTTTCAGTCCTCCGTTCCTGTCTTTTGTATCGTATAAAAAATCAAACTCTCCCGTAGCTGAATTGATTCCAAATTGATTGCAACTAAACCTATCTTCTGGGATATTGTTAGCCTCAAGCATTTTGATTAGCGAGTCCATTTCTTTTTTTATGGGCTCAAAAGCTATCATTTGAGAACCCTCTTTTAATAGCGGCAAGAAAGGAAGTAAAGAGTCTCCGTCTCTTGCTCCTACGTCAATGACAGTGGCGTCTGAGCTTATAAAATTACTTAAAAATTCTGTGGATAGCATGTGGTACTCTCTCTAGTTCTACTGCTTTTTTGATATGTTCCACAAATATTGTAGCTCAAAAGTATCGCTGTCGACGCTCTCCCTAAAGACCTCCTTATATAAAGCGTTGGCAGCTAGCGCGCTAGCGACTTGACTATATTTAACTCTTATGCTCTGCATTGGGTATATTAATTACACTGTTATTAAGTGCCCTAAAACCTATTGTACTGCAAACTTTAACTTTGGTCAAGTAATATCCTTTAGTTCTGACAGTTTTGTGAATATTTTCTGGCTTTGGATGCCAATATCGTCAATAAATACTGCGTCGTCCTTTTTGAGCCCCCTGATGATGACTATATCATCTTTACTTGGAAGCTTGCCATTTATGAGCTTGCTCTCATCTATTTTAGCATTGAACTGCAGAGCCGTCATAGAGCCCGTCTCGTCAGAACAGGTAAGCCTTATGTACTCAGAGCCTCTTTTGGACTTGCCCTTATAGAAGTCCTCAACAGTTGATATAAACAAGACTCTAGAGCCTATATTGGACTCGGAGACGTCTCTGATACTGATAAGGTCTGGGACTTTAGCGCTATAGACCTTTTTAAGGGAGTTTGCGTGAGAATAGCCAAGCAGCTTCTTCTCGTAATACCAGTTCGCTAAACTCTCTGACTTGCTGTTCTGCTTGTAGATATCTCTGTACGGAGCGTATTTCTTTTTAATCGTTTCGAATCTAGAAGCTCTGACATAAATTTTTCCATCCTCATCTTTTCTGTCTACTAAATCTTTAATAATGTTTATTAAATCAAAATCATATTTTTTTCCTAGGTTATAGGCTATCCTTTTTTCTCTTTGTGTGAGTAGGTTCCATAACTGGGCCTCTAATACTATTTTACTTCTAGATTGTGGGAAACCCTCGAACGCTCCTGCTTGAATAAGAGCGGATAATACACCTATACCGACTTTTGCTTCGCTCGCGGCTTGAAATACTTCAAACTTGTTGCTAAACTCTGCTCTAAAGTCGTTTAACTTCTCAATAGTCTTATCAGAGATACCTTTGATGGACGTTAAGCCGTAACGGATATTCTCTCCCTCAATAGTAAAGTCCATTTGAGACTTTGTAATATGAGGTGGCAACAGCTTAATGCCGAATAGGCTCAGCTCCGTTTGTACTTTATTGATTTCGGCTAAGGGGTCTGGCTCGTGCTTTGTCATCTTCAACAAAGACAGGAAGAACTCTTTGGGGTGTGTAAATTTAAGGTAAGTTGTAATAGCCGCTAATGCTGCATAGCAAATAGAATGAGATTTGTTGAATGAATAATTGGCGGAATCTTCTAACACTTTCCATAGTACGTCTCCTACATCAACGGACCCTTTGATCCCTGTCCATTCGCTGCTAAGCCTATTTTCGTCAACCTTCTCTCGGATCTTCTTTTTCCATTGTCTAACCTCTTTAACTTTCTTTTTGCCAACAATGCGTCTTAGGATTTCCGCTTCGTCAAGGGTGAATCCAATTTTATGCGCCATTTGCATTAACTGTTCTTGATACAAGGCTACTCCACCTGTGCTCTTAAGAATCTCGTCAAATAATGGGTGAATCGGCTCATACACATTATGGTTTGCGTAATCAGAATATTGCTTTACGAAACCTAAGGCTCCGGGTCTGCCTAGGGCAAGTACAGCGCTAAGCTCCTCTAAGCCCTTAGGCTTGACATCTTGGCAGACTTTAAAATTGGTGTCTGCTTCGATCTGGAACAGCCCGTGAGGAGTCTTTAGATCTTGTAATTTTCTGTATATGAAGGGATTGTCAAGGTCGATATCTGTAACCTTTAGGCCTACTTGCTGGCAAACGTCATGCACAACAGAAACGCTTCGAAGACCTAGAATATCCAATTTAACATTAAATAAGGAAACCCAGTTCATATCGTAAGACGATACTACGGCTTTGTCGCTAGTAAGCTCAACTGGAGAGCTGTCCTCTAGCTGGTCATAGGACAACAAAACGCCGGAAGCATGAACGCTCTTATTTTTAATTAAGCCTCGAAGCTTCAAGGCTATTTGGTAGGCCTCTTTGTTTTCTTTTTCGCTGCACCACTCTCTGAACTCTTTAACTTCTTCGTAAGTTTCTTCAAGGTCTTTCACTTGGCCGAAAACTTTAGGTATGTAGCTAGAGACTGTGTTCATCTCCGTTTCGCTTTTGCTGGACACGATCTTGCCACACTCTTTTATTAAGAGCTTACCGCTTAGTGTATTTAGGGTAAGTATTTTCGCAGTTTTACCTTTAAACTTGTTTTCAATATAATCTAAGACTTTATGTCTGTTGTAGTAACAAACGTCATTGTCGATATCAACCATAAGGTTTCCGTCAAGATATGTGACCCCATCTACTACCTTCTTTTTAGCTCGGATCTTAGATATAAACCTCTCGAAGAATAAGCTGTACTTGATTGGGTCTAGGTTTGTTATCCCCAATAAGAAGAGGACAAAGCTTCCCGCTGCTGAGCCACGCCCTAACCCAATAGGTATATCGTTCTCTTTGCAAAAGTTTATGACGTCCCAAGTCAAGAGCATATAATCAACGAACCCGAGTTCTTCCATGATGGCGATCTCATGCTCTGTTCTGTCGGTATACTCCTCCGACTTCGAAACATCAAGGTCTCCAGATTCTATCTTCTCTTTATATCCCGCAAAGCAAAGCTTGCGAAGAATCTGGTTGTTGTCATCTTCGTCACTAATTCCGTGATTGCGCTTGGCTTCTTCGCTGATCTCAAACGAAGGCAACCTCACTCCATGAAGAGGTAAATCTATCTTTTTAAACTTTTTTAAAAATGTATTTGGTGTCATAGTTCTAATGAATACTTTAAGCGATTCCAGACCTTTAGGTTCAGCTCTAAATCAACTATAGCATTATGCAACTTGTCGTAGTCGTGCTTTATGTCGAACTCTTTACCCAAGGCTGTTAAGTTGCTTCTAATACCTTTTCTTCTTGTGTTGTAAATTCTGTATTGGTATTCGGTAAAGTCCTCTCCAGCTTTATATGGTATATCCATTTTTATTCCACGCGCAATACAGTTAGTATCTATAACTTTTGGCATTAGAGGCCTATAATCTGCTCCGTGTAGCTTGTAAAGCTCTTTAATTAAATAAATATCAAAGCCAAGTATGTTGTGGCCAACAATATAATCAGCCTTGTCCAGCCATTTTTGTATAGTCGGCAGGGTTTGTTTGAGAGTCTTTCCATTCTTTTGAACAAAGTCGTCATCGTATTTAGTTATTCTTGCTGCGTCCTCGCTGATTTTGAAATCTGTATCCCATTTAATATAATAGTCTCTCTCGTCTGTTTTATTTGTCCCGTCTGTTTGTATCATAGATACCTGCCATGTAACGTTGTGACAAAAGTTTAGACAAAGGTTGTATGTCTCGCAGTCAATAAAGACTACCTTTTTATCTTTTCTGAATCTTAGTAAGTGTTCGTCCATTTAATTTAATTGTGAAATTGCTATATTGTAACAGTCTGCCTTAAAGGTAAAGTTATTATCCGGGTCTACCTCTCCTTTTTTGTGGAAAGTTGCGTTTTTGTAAAAATCTGTCTTGCTTATTTTCCCCAAGTACCAAGCTTGTTTTAGGTTATTTAATACGCTAACAAAAGCGTATTCATCACAGCCCTGCTTTGTGTTGAAATCGGCAACCGAACACTCGTAATAAAGTTTTGGGGGAACCGTTCTCTCTTTGGTTTTGACATCAACTTTAGTTTTATTATAAACTAAATCGTAGTCATAAGTGTCTTTTATTTCCGCGCTTAGTACATGTTTTGCTACCTCTTCTCCTATGTATGCCACTAAGCTTCCTTCTCCTTTCCTTATTGAGTTGTTGAGTAAGGGGAGCTTATCTGCTCTGCCCTTCGCACGTGCGATTGCTGACTTTGTAATGTTAAACTTTTTCATTCTGTTGTTCCTTCCAGCTCTCAAAGCTAAACTCATCCGAAGAAAGATGGTCGAACCTAGGATTCTCTAGTGTTGTCCTATTGTTAATGCACTTAAAAGTAAGATAAGCCTTGAAGTCGTCCCTGCGCTCATAATAGATAGACTTGACTGGGACCGACTGAAGTTTGTTTTCATGGCAATATGTTTCTACTTTCTTTTTAATTATATAGTCAAAGGGCATGTTGTTGTCCTCTGTAAAAAATATGGGTTGGGTGAAATCAAATTTAGGAAAGCAAACAGCAAAAGTGAGTGAGTTCTTAAATAAAAAGGAATCATAAAACGGGACACAAAGCTGTAAATATTTGTCGTCCCAATGCTCCTTGAGTACGGAGAAATCTATTCTGGGGTGATAGTAGAAACCATCACAGGCGGCGTAGCTTGATATTTTAATTAGTTTCTTGTATCCTTCCTCGTTCCTCGCTAAGATTACGAATTTAGACTCTGTGTCTATCGACTCTTTTGACTTGTCTTTACTATCGTTGCACACTGAAACTCTATAGCCGAACACTAGATTTACCTCTGAGTCTGTGAGGTTCTTGTAGGCTTCTAGGAAGCCATTCATACTGTCCTCTACCAGAAAAACAGACTTAAGTTTATTCCGCTTTGCTATTTCAACTATAGAAGAGGGGAAGTTCTCCTGTTGCTCTTCCGTATTACCTAGCGTAAGTATAGACCTTCCTATGCTGTAGTGTGATTTAAATAAAGGTATGGATTTCATTTTTCTTATTGAATAGAGACAGACTTGTATACGAAATAATCATTTAGGGTTCTAGCAAGAGATTCGCTATAGACTCTATCTCCGCTAAGGATATTTTCTTTCCAAAAAAACTTAGATATTTTGCCGTGAAACATCCATGCCTCTTGGCATTGAGAGCTTCCGTTCCAGTTAGTTACAAGTGGCGGGCCTGACTTCGAGCTCTTTAAATCGTCAAAAAATTGATCTATCTTGCTAGTTGAGTCAAGCTGGTCGCCGTTAGAAATATGAATAACAGAGCTGTTTTCAAAAAAGTCTGCGCATCTGTGTTTCCATAGCAAAACATTTATAATAGATTCATCTGTAAAAAACTTATCTTGATTCTTAATTATATTTTCGTCTGATGAAATACTAGAAGCCTCTTCCCAAAACGGCTTAGATTTTTTATTGTAATAAAAGAAACATGAGCTTCTGTACCAATGTCTCTCATGGCCTCCGTCAGTTAGGCCTAACTCGTTAAGTAGCCACCACTCTAAGGTCTGCGATTCATCATACCCTCCATCTGTGAAGGGGCTACCTTTTCCCCCGTACATCATATACTCCCAATTGTACCTTGGGAGAATTGGGCAAGTGTGGTTTTTGCTCTCTCCTAAGATGAAAATATCATCTACGTTCTTGAGTGGGAAAGTATCTACATCTAAGTAGACAAATTCATCAAAGTCTGTATCTAAAGACTCGCAGACAGCGGAGGCTTTCAGAAAGCAAGAATACATTGTCTTACCCCACTCATTTTTAATCAAATGATTTTTTCCAGTGCTCTCGTATTCAAGTAAATTCTGGTCATCTACCCTTTTCCAAACAACATTCTTAAAGGGCTCTGTGGGTAAAAAATTAACAGTATAGGCTAGAACTTTATGGTTTGAAAATTTTTCCAGTAGAGTCAAAGCATTCCTCATTAAGTAGAAATACTTTTTATCACAAAATAATACGTAACACTTTTTGCTGTCCATCTTCCTCTCTTGAGGATACAGCATACTGAAGATAAAGTCAAGTTAAAAATCAGAGAAATCGAAAGCCGGTTTTCCTGATGGCTGAGAGTCATGTTGCCAAGCTGGACACCCTGCATAGCTTTGTTTTACTATTAAGTGCTCTTCATCTGCGTATAGGTCTTTTGATTCGTGCGCGCTTTTCACTATTCTGCCAGAATCTTTTTTTATTAGTGCGTAGAATTCAAAAGGTTTCCTTACGGGACAAATCCACTTACCGGGCTTTTCGCTTCCGCATAGCCACCTATACTTCCTCCCATTCTTTGCGAGGTTCTCTAGGGCCTTGTCTTCATTGTAATCAGAAAGAAGATCGGCCAACTCTGTTAAAAACATCTCGAAGCCTTCTAGCTCATCCTCTGTAAGTTTTGGGGCGGCTTGCTCTGGGCTATCTGGAAACCTTAAAAACAAAAATTTTACATTTGGTATTACTCCGTCTTTTTTAAATGTTGCTAGAGAATACATTAATGCTTGGTAGTTCGCCTCTATCTCTTCTTTATTAAATTTAGACTTACTGCTCTTGTAGTCCCAGATATCTATTTTATTTTTATAAAAAGCTTTTTTATCAATGAAGCCATTAATAATGAAATTATCTCCTTCTATTTCAAAATGCTCTTCTTCCTTTAGGCTTTTACTTCCTTTGCAATAAAAATTATGGTTAAGCCCAACGTAAAGCATTTGGTAGATTAGCGCCAAATTATCTTTATCGTTAACGCTGAGGCGGTCGGCGTGTTTTCGCAACAGTCGATAAATTGGCTCGCATCTAAGTATTGCTGTCGGATTTTTTTTAAGTTTATTGAAGTACTTCTTCTTGTGTCTTGGCTTAAGTAGTAACTCAAATATTAAATGGACAATGGTTCCTCTAGATGCTCCGTCGTTGGTCGTGTCAGGAACCTTTAAGAAATACTTAGAGTAGAATAGCCAACTACACGTATCTAGTGTTTTTATCTTGCTTGCGCTAAGACGTACTTTATCATTTTTAGACATTAAAAAAGTTTTTTAAAAGAGCAGGCTCTTTAATGTGCATTTCGTTGAAGTCGTTATGCTTGCTTGGCAGCTTAATGGTTATCTGCTCTTTATCAAAGAAATTCAATAGTTTTTTTCTAGCTTGGTATGCTCCTTTATTGCCAGCGCCATTATTTGAAGAGTCATTGTTAAAAGATAGAAAAATTTTATCTGGGTCAAGCCTTGTTAGTAGGCTGAGTGTATCGGGAGATAGGCTGACGCCAAAAGTCACTATGCAATTCTTGATTCCGTGCTCCCAAAGCGAAAGCATGTCTCCAATGCTTTCCACTAAGATAGCTTGTTTAGATTTCCTTATTAGTTCATGATTAACTATTAAGGGGAATCTCCATTTAGATTTATCCCCTATCAGTTTCCATTTAGGCCTAAAGAATTTAGCGTCGTCTCCTTGGTCTGGCTTAAGGTCTCTACCGGCAAAGCCTATTATTTGTTTTTTGTTATTGAATATAGGAAATACATATCTATAAGCCATCTTGCCAGTAAATGTAGCTCCACCTTCAAACAGGCTGAGTGTCTCGCTTGAGATGCCTCTTTTCTCCCAATATGGGTGGTCTTTCTCTAGCTTATATAAAAGCTCATTTTTAAACACTTTCGTTTGGTCAACCTTGGGTTCTATTTTCCTTGGCTCTCTATTAAAGTCGACCCCTTTATTTGTCATCCACTTTAATGTATCAGATTTAGATTTTAGTCTCAGGGTTAACCTGACAAGGTCCTCTAGTGAGCCGCCTATACCTTCCTTAAAGTCTTTCCACATGCCGTCAGACTTTCGTATACTCAATACTGTTGAGCTACTAGAGTCTCTATACAAAGGCTTTGTTCTGAAGTACTGACCTTGATCGCTTAAGTTGTAACCAATATCGGTTAGTATGTCTCTAATTTGATCAGGGTCCATACTGGTCATAGTAGGTTATCTCTTTCCGGTTCCGCGTCATCTATGGTAGCTTGAAAAGCCCCTGCTTCCATAACGTCCTCCAAGGTTCCTCTCTCGGATACTTGGAAATTCTCTATATTATAATTTATAAAATTTGGAACGTACTTGTACCTGTTGCCTTGGGGTACTCTAACTAAATCATGATGACCTTGAGCCTCTCTACCTTGAAATCTAGTTGCTAGGGGTATAAGTTTATGAGTCCCAAAAGCTACTCCCTCTTCCGATATCTCCTCTGGAGTTTTTCTCCTAAATATAGCTACAAACGAGGCAAACCACTGGAGTCTATCTGACTGAGCGATGGCGCTGCTGTCATCTACGCCGTTCTCTGCTGACCTGTTAAGCTGGCATGCTGTCAAGATTGGGATGTCTAGTTCAAGTGTAAGCTCTTTTAGGGAGTTAACTTTCTCGCCGATAAGCTCGTACTCTTTTTTATTGTAGTCTTTTTCTCCTGTGAGCTTTATGTAGTCGTAAACTATTACGCAGTTGTTTCCTCTACCAACCTCAGAATAGTACCAGCGTCTAATTATAGAACATATTTCTTCTATAGGTTTACCGGCAACGGTCATATGTTTAACTTTTTCTTGAGCTAGCTTCAGCTTCTCTTTATTTTCGTTAAACTTTTTAACCATCTCTTCGTTGCTCTTCCACATTCCTGTCTCTAGATACCAGACAGGTATGCCTGTAGCAGAGGACGCTATTCTGAATTGGACGTCGACAGTTGCCATCTCTGTGTCTAAAATAAGAGCTGGACAGTTATTCATGACAGACATCCTAGTCGCTAAATGAGAAAGGATAGTCGACTTGCCGTGCTTCGGCCGACTTACCCAAGCATATATATTACCTTTTCTTATTCCCCCAAACATTCTGTCAAAATTTCTATATGGAGTCTTTAGGCCCATCTCACTCTTAGGATCATTGGCTCTTTCTTGTATTAAATCTTCAATGCCTCCAAAGAGATCTTCTGGCTCGTTTATCTTTGAGTAGGTTTGTATTTTTTCATTGTAAATTTCATCTGCACTGCCTATTATTGAGTCCGCGTCCTTATGACCGTTAGTTTTTACAAAAGTTTTTAGTTTGTCTGCTGTCTCGTCTATGTCCCTTCTTATTCTTATCTTGCAAAGCTCTTGGCAGGAATCTATAACTGCTGACTTTTTGATTTGAGTAAAGGATATATCCTCTATATAGTTAAATATATCTACTTCATTTTTAAAAGAAACGCCAAGATTCTTTATTTGATGGGCAAGCAGTGTTTTATCAAGCTTCTTGCCTGACGAAAGGATATCTTTGATAGTTGAGTAGATTATGTAGTGTTCTTTAGAAACAAAATCTGAAGCATCTATGAACCTGTCTACGTCAAAAAAGACATCTGGGTGCTTTATTAGGCCTCCTAGCACGTGCCTTTCTATCTTAAGGGATGAAATATTAGACATTCAGCCCTGATTGTAAGCCAAACTGAATAAAAAATCAAGAATAAAAATCATCTTCGTCCGTCCAGTCGTCTTCTCTGTATTCACTGTCGTCCTCGGGGGGCTCAGGTGGTGCCTCCCCGCATAGTTGGGCCTTTATTGTGCCAGCGTTTATCTCGTGTACTCCTTGGAGCCAATACTCTGACGCCTTTTGTAGGGCCATCATGTTGAGCTCATTATCGAATTGGGCATAATACCTAGGAGACCCTTGGTTATCAAAAGTAAAAAGCAAAAAGCCTCCATACGAAAACTCGTTTAGTTGGCGTAATAGCTTGGGCGGTATATCAAATCTTTCGAATTCCTCCATGTGTTTAATTACACTATAAATCCACTTTGAATTTTTTTTTAAAAAACTCTTTTGATAGAGACTCTGCTTCGTTATAGTCTATTTCTATTACGTTATAGTCGTTTTGCTCCAACCACTCTAACTTTTTAAAATCTCTATTGATGGATTTCAGGTAATTAACTCTGGAGTTTGCATGAAAAAACTTATTAAAGTTGCCATGTTGAGCGCCGTTTACCTCTATGGCAATCTTTTTTGTGGCGTTGAGGATATCTACTCTCATTCTACTGCCATAAACAGGGAATTCCTCGTAGACGATGCAGCTTTTCCAGTATCTTTTTAAAAACTGCTTAACCCCAAATTGAAGCTTTGATCTGCTTTTCCCGTCCCACTTTATTAAATACTTGTTAACGGCTCTGTTTTCGAGGCGTCCGTATATATTATAAAGCCTCACGAAAGTAGCTGGATCACTTGGGACTCCAGCTTCTTGAGGCGAGACACAAGCTCACCGTCTTTTGAGCATGATCGTTTTGTCATAGAGAAATTGCTTTGAATTCTCTCTCGCAGCATTGTAATCGCACCCTGCCTATTTGAGGCGATAGACAACTTACGACTGCGAGTCATCTTGACCTTCGTCTTCTTCTCTGCTTTTCGCTTTGAATGTTTTGTCTTCATTTCTTTTTCTCTAAAGTAAGTAAAGCCATCGCTGTCTTCGTGTCGTGCAAAATTAACTAGCCCACTTCCAAATCTTTCTTTCTTGCCTCTCATGTTAAGCCTGCATCTATAAAAAAAATGGTGGTTGGACTAATTGTTTACCAACACCTTTTCGGACCCCGAGAAACAATGTTTCAGGTCGACCTACTTCGGATTCAACCGCATTTCACTCTGCCACTTGGCCGTCCGCTACTCCGCAGTCGCTACGTTATCCCCTTGGGAGGGATCATTCCGTCACACCGCCTCACTCCGTCGAGAGAGGAAAATTTGTTAAGCGTTTAGTGATCCTTTAAAATACATACGACGTATTGAGATTATAAACTAAAGCGCTCGTACGCACTGAGAGTCTAAACTAAATCGCTCGTACGCACTGAGACTGTAAACTAAATCGCTCGCTCATCTTTTATTAGAATAACACAGTCTTAATTCCATGTCAAGCTAAAGTTTCTTTAAACATCTTGTAGAAATAATTAGTAGCTTCCGCATTCTCTTCTAGATAGTTAAAAAGACCATTTTTACCTTGGAACTTGTCTGGTATTTCAATCTTGTTGTCTTTTAATTGTTGAACTATTTCTTCTGATACTTTTATCCATGCTCCAGATTTAGTGACAAATCCGAATTGTAGCAGTAGGTCAACAATTTCTAGCTCCTTCCAGATGCTGGTCCCTCCTTTTCTGCCTCGTTTGATAGGGTATGCGATAACGACATTTGTCTTTTCGTTGGGAGATTTTTTAACAGTGACTTTCGACCACTGTCCTAATATCTTGTTTGCTACTCTGTCCGGTGCTTTTTTGTCATCCTCGAGTATATAGTCTTTCTTGTAGCGAGCCTCGAACTCAAGAATCCAATTAGCAAAATGCAGTAGAGCATTCCCTCCTGTTGCAGAGGTTTGCCTAACAGGAGCTTTTGAGTATGGGTCTATCTGAATGTCTGCTCTCACCTGACTAACAAAAATAGCCATGTGCCCTCTTTTCGTGAGCGCAGTGGCTACTTTCTTCATGAAGACAGAACTAATAGTAGCGCCGCCAGCAACCTTGGTTGCATCGTCAAGAGCTTTTTCGCTATCGCTCTTAGTTTGCAGGCCGTCTACTGAGTCGAGTATGAAGAGATACTTTTTTCCTTCTTCGTTAAACTGAATTAGCATCTTCATCATATCAAAGACAGACTCATAAATGTTACTCTCGTAAATGAAACAAGTTCCGTCTTTCCAGCTCTCTGGGTCCCGTGTGTCCATAAAGGTCACGCCAGAGCGCTCCCTCATCTCTGGGCTAAGTCTACCTTCGCATTTGAAGTAAACCGCTCTAGAATTGGGCATCTTGAGGAAATGCCTTGCAATTTCCAAGGCTTCAGAAGTCTTGCCTCCTTCGTTGATGCCGCAAAAGCGGTGTAGGCCGGGGCCTAAGCCGCCTCCTGTTTCAATATCTAGAGTTAACGAACCGGTCGAAACTTTGTATTCGATAGTCTCTTCGTAGTTATAGTGATCTTCTTTATGTGTTTTGAGAAATGATGATAATTGCTCGGATGCAGTTAAAACATTATTTTCAATCGCTCTTTTCTTTTTTACTGCCATATCTTAAAAAATCAATTAAAGTCTTTGGTTTGTTTTCTATCTCTACTTTCTCTGTGTCTGCCTTTTTATCTATTATAGCATGATCTTTTCTGAAGTCAAGCCTAGAAAGGTTCTTTTGCTTTGTTAAATATTTCTTAAATTTTTCAGTACGGAACTGGGCTAAGCTTTCAAGTTTTAGCTCTTTAAAATCTAAATCTTTAAATATTTGTTCTCCAAAGTCATTAATTAGAGATTTTGCTATCTTTATTTCCTTGGGCCAGATTACGCTTTCTGGATGTTGGAGGAACTTCCAAACAAGGTACTGATAGATATTATTAATTTTCTTGCGCTTCTTTTGCATAAAGAATCAAATCTGATTCTACCATGTCTTTAACCATATCATCAAACGAAATATTACGTTTCCATCCGAGCTCCTTTTCCGCAACGCTAGGGTCGCCATGTAGAAGGTCGACTTCCGCTGGGCGGAACCACTTTTGATCTACTTCTGCTAAGACAGTATTTTCTTGAAATATCCTAAACTTAGCTTTTAGGCCTTCGCCGCTCCAGAGGCCGGGGATGCCAGCGTTTTGGAAAGCTTGAGACACAAACTCTCTTACGGAATGAGTCTTGCCGCTTGCTAAGACGTAGTCTTTAGGCTTATCTTGATTAAGCATCAGCCAAATCCCCCTTACAAAGTCACGACTATCGCTCCAATCTCTTCGTGAATCTACGTTTCCAAGTTTTAAGCTCTCGAAAGGCTCGCCGTCATTTATTTTGTGGCAAATTTCAGCTACCTTTTTGGTTATCTTTCGGGTAACGAACTCAGCGCCTCTTCTTGGCCCCTCATGATTAAATAGGATGGAATGGACCGCGTACAAATCATAAGACTCTCTATAAACTTTAACTAAATGTCGTGCTGCTGCCTTAGATGCCCCATAAGGACTTCTAGGCTTAATTGGGTGTTCAATGTCTTGTGGGCTATAGTCAACATCGCCAAACTCTTCTGAAGAGCCTGCGCTATAAAATCTGCAGGCTGGGCTGTGTCTTCTTATGGCTTCGAGGCACCTTATGACTCCGGATGTATTTATGTCAAATACGCTCAAAGGGGTATCCCAGCTCACTCCAACATATGAATTTGCGCCAAAATTAATAAAGTAGTCAGGTTTTATTTTTATAACTAAATCATTTATGCTGGCAGAGTCTGTGAGTTCTCCATCGACTAAGGTGAATCTTTCGTGGTTTCTAAAATCTTTGATATTGTCGTAGTTTGGGGTGCCGGAACGTCGTTGCATGCCGTAGACTTCGTTCTCGGTCGAGCCTAACAAGTGCTCAGCCATATTTGCTCCGTCTTGCCCTAAAATGCCAGTGATTAAAACCTTTTTAGTCATCCTTTTTTTATTATAAGCTTAAGTTGAGGCAAAGTCAAGTCTAATTAAACATTGGGTACAGTTTTTCTGCTGCCTGAAACTGCCATTCGTAGTCAATGTCAAAGACTTCTAACTCGTTCTCTATGACAAATAACTCTGGCCTAGGGGGGAGGTTGTTGTCCATCCAGTAGCCATCTTTTATTATATCCATCCTAGAAGAGTAGAGGCAATGGGCAGCTTCATAGGTTGTCGTCATGGTTTTTGTGTTCATTATTTTCTGGCCCTCTGGCCAATGAGAAACCATGTTTCGATCCTCGTCCCAGAAATATTGTTTTTTAGCTATGACCCCAAACATTCCATCCTTGTCGCTATCCATATATTCTCGAACAAAAGAATCTATAGTCTCTATTTTTAATAGTGGGTTACATGCGCTAAGAAGGCAGATATACTTATAGTCTAATTTATCGTGCCACTCGTATATAAGTGGGACACTATTCTCTGCCAAAGCGGACTCCCTGCTTCTTTGGAAGTATTTTACACCATTGTTTTTGGCAATGTTGACTAGCTCCTCATCGCATACAGAAAGGTAAAAATTTTGTATTGGGATAACGTTCGAAGTTTTTATCTTATCTATAAGGATTTCAAGTAAGTTAGAACCGCAAAACGGCCTGATCATTTTCTTGGGAACTCTCTGTGATTCAAGTCTAGCTTGGGTTATAAATAAAATATCTTTAATGTCTTTCATAATCTGATTTTTTAAAAAATAATTTCGATCCGTCTTTGCACCTTATAAATGCGTTTGGGTATGGGTCTTGCAAGCATCTTATCTTATCATGTATTTGTTCTGCTGTCAAGCTATTAAAATCTTCAAGGAATATTTCGCTTTCTTTTGGCTTCCTTCTTTTGTGTAAAGTAGCTTTTTCGTGATCTTGTTTTTGTAAGTCTAAATTATAGAAGTTATATATCATTTTATTAGTTAGATATGAACCAACCTCTACTATTCTACCTAAAACTTCTTTTAAATCTCCTTCTAGAGAAAAGGGTTCTTGGTATATTATATCTCCTGCGTCTATATCTTTATTGATTTTAAATAGTGTTACTGCGCTATCTTTCTCGCCGTTAATTATCTGATTTTGTATTGGGCTGCCGCCTCTGTACTTTGGCAATGGAGAGGGGTGCAGCATAACACAGAAGAACTTTTCGACTATCTCTTCGGGTATCATCCAGCTCCAACCGTACCATAGTATTAACTCTGGGTTTATTTCAAAAACTTTTTCTTGAGAGAACTCCTCTTTACTGCTGATAAAATGCGTATTAGGAAAACAATCGTCCGAACATATACGCATATATATCTCAAAAGCCCATTCTCTATATCCACAACAAAGTATTCTCATCTGAAACTCCTAATTAATTTAAACGACTCTGCAAAAGCAAAGCCCGACTGAGCGCCCCGAACCTTAGCTAAGGAAAAAACTCCCTCTTTGCTTCTTGGGTGCGGCCGATCTCTGATCTCTGTCTTGTAGAACTCTAAAGCTCTCCATTTATTTGCAACATCTTGCTCTGATAGCTCAAAAAAAACGTTAGGAGAGAAAGGTTGATTAAACCCCCATTCGGAGCTAGATAAAACTTCGTAGCTGTAAACGTCCTTTACAAAACTTTCGGGCCTCGTCGCTATAATGGTGGCATCATGGACTTTACTATGGTCTTTATTGCTATCTACATTACTGTGGGTAAAGACTGTGTCTGGCTTAAAAAGAGATATCTCCTTTTCTATTATTTTATTAATTTTTATTTGGGGTTCTTGGTCAAGCCTTCCACAAAGTAAATCATAAAACTCATATTCAGAAACGCCTAAGTATTTTAGAGACTCTTTAGCGCACTCCGTTCTTTCTTTTAGGGCCTCTTGAGCTTCTGATGAGCCCGGATAGGAGAATCTGCAAGTAGACCCTTCACAGATAAATATAACCTTAAAGCGGGCTTCTTGGCGAAACTTACTTATTATACCTCCGCATCCGATAATATCGTCGTCGGGATGAGCTGATACTATTAGAACTCTTTCGCTAGCGTAATTCTGTCCCACGTTCATAGTCTTTCCTTAATAAAGATAAAATAAAAGATGAATAGTATTTGCCGTCGTAAAAATAATGTTCCCTTAGTTCGGCGTCTACCTCAAACTTATGTTTTTTAAAAAATTTAAGTTTCTTTTCATCTATCTCGTATATCTCAGCCCAAACTTTATTCATATTGAATATATGAAAGGCTTTCTTTAATATTAGTTTGATAGCTTCTGGCGCATATTTTTTGTCTATCCACTCTGAATTTTTTCCTATATAAAAATGCAAGTCGCAATGCCTGTTAACCCAATCTATGTAGGTCAACCCGCAGACCCCAACCACTTTATCGTCGTACGTTATAACATACATTTCAAAGCGGTTGTCTTTTATGACCTTGAGGTACCAATCTTTTTTTTGGTTAGCGGAAAAATCTCTATACTCTCTGAAGAACCTTCTTAGTAGCTCGTTATTTCTCCACTCCTGAATAACTGGCAAGTCCTCCTCCTCTATGCATCTAATAGAAATCATTGAAAGTCTTTGTCTGTGATAAAGTCTCCTTTGTTTATGTCTCTATTTGATGTTTTACCTAGCACATCTTTGAGTCTGTTAATGCTTGTAGCGTTTTCGGGGGAAGGTCTCTGTAGCTGAAGACCTGTTAGCGGCTCTCCTCTCTTAATGTCTGTTGTCGTACGTATTGCTCTCCTTTGTAGGACTAAGGTCTCTTCCTCGTTTTCTTGTACCGTTTTAGTTGGCTCTCCTAGTGAGGATTCTAATAGCCTAGTATCTTCCACCATAGCAGACCAAGCCAGTGCATCCATGGAGAAAGGATGATCCGGGCCTTCTCTTGTGGTATCGTCCGTGAAGTGTTTTTCTATTACTCTGGCTCCGAGAGCAACAGCGCCTAGTGTGGTGACATGGCCGGGAGTATGGTCGCTGAGGCCAAGAATCAAATCAGGAAACATGGTCTTATATGTATTTAAAACGTTTAAGTTGATATAATTAAAGTTATTAATTGAGCCTGTGTAGTTTGTGTTGCATTGCATTAATACTATGTCTGCTTTTGTATGAAAGGCCTTTGTTCCTATAACGCGATTGTCTTTTAGTAGCTGCACCGCCCTTTGTACTTCTCCTATATTGGAGGCTCCGGTGGCTAGTAAAACTTTTTTGCCAGTTTTAGCACACTTTATAAGCATATCTTCCCAATTTAAATCTCCGCTACCTATCTTTACAGACGAAACGTATTTGTCTAAATGGTCGACGGCATCAAGATCGTAGGGCGTAGATAAAAAATCTATATTTATGGAATCACAAAAAGTTTTTATGAGAGGTGTCCATTCTTTGGGAACCTCTGCGTCTTCATATACTTCAAAGATAGACTTCTTCCATTTCGTCTGATGACTAAATTTGCCGCCAAGGTCTTTAAAGCCTTTGTCGCTGACATACTTGCTGACATCGTGGTGTTGAAATTTTACAGCATCCGCGCCGCTGCTTTTAGCTAACTGGCACAAGGACAAGGCTCTTGCTAGGTCTCCGTCATGGTTCGCCGCTATGTCGGCTATGAAATATACAGGCTTTTCAGGTATTTCTTTGAAATGTATTTCATTATTCATTTATGCCTTTTTTAATTATAGAGAAAAGCTCGTCTTCGTTTTTATTAATATGTAAGGAAGAATTTAGTTCTTCTCCTTCGTATTTAGCCCAATCTTCATATGTTCTGCTGGAGTATTGAGGCCTAACTTGTATAAGGTTTAAGTCAGGCACTTTGTAAGAAAATTTTAACTCGGTTTTACAAAGCATGTCTTCGTGTATCTTCTCTCCCGGCCTCATGCCTACAATGTCAAAGGGCACTTCGTCTAATCCGCGTAATCTACCCACCGCATTTATGCAGGATCTCATGGTAAACGAGTCGATCATAGGAACAAAAACCTCTCCTCCTCCGGCGGTTTCTATGGCTCCTAGGACTGAGCCAACGGCATCGCTTAAGGGGAAAAGAAATCTAGTGCAGTCCAAAGAGGTGACTTGAATTTTCTTGTTGTCGTCTAAGAGGCTAATCCAAAGAGGAATAAAAGAGCCTCTGCTTGCTATTACGTTACCGTATCTTACAGATAAAAATTTAGTGAACTCCGAATTGTGGTCGTAATTAGTAAAAATTCTCTCAGCTATAAACTTGCTGGAGCCGTAGACATTAACGGGCATACAGGCTTTGTCTGTCGATATTAAAGCGCACTTAAGTACTCCTGATTCAATACAAGCTCTTGCTATGTTATCAGACCCTACGATGTTTGTTTTGACGCATTCATCAGGATGATGCTCCATATCGTCAACCCTTTTCATCGCGGCTGTATGGATTACTAGCTCGGGCTTCTCTAGGAGCATTGAGGTTTTTAGTTTTCTGTAGTCCCTTACGTCGCCTATAATTGTTTTGACTTCTTTGTCTTGCCCAAAATAAAGGGCTTGCTTGCCTTCGTCCCTGCTATAAACAACAATATCAGAATTGCTCTTTTTTAGTCTTTTTATCAAGCTTCTTCCGAGCGAGCCGGTGCCGCCTGTTATTAAAACCTTTTTGTTCGAGAAAAAATCTAACATTTGCTTTTGTTATTATAAAGCTAACTTATGAATAAGTCAACACAAAATTAGACCGAGTGTTTAATGATGTTGTAAAATGCGCCTAACGCATTGGCAATCTAAATTAAATCACTCGATTTTAAAGTCTGGTATTTTGGAGTAGACGTTCTGTTCATGTCCTTCTCCTAGGTTTTTAACAATTACATTTTTACCTATTTCAGTTTGTATATATCTCTTTAGGCATTCATAGTGTTTTTCTATTAATTCGTAGGCGTAGCCTGTGGTAATCTTCTTGCCTTTTTGGAAAGAATGATCTTCGCTATCTCCTTGCTTGTAATTCCGGCTGTGACCATCTACTCCAGCAAAATGCACTTCTGTGGCCCCTAAAAGTATGGCTAGGATTATAAGTTTTGGGGCTACGCCTATCTTGCCTTGGAACCTTAAAACGCAATCAAAAATATTATTGGGTACTTTTTCTTTTAGCTTTCTTATGTTGTCTGGGCTTTGGTTATAGTCCTCGAAGCCTATTATGGTGTCGTTTTTTATAACATAATCTAGAAAATCTTGTCCGTCTAGGTTTACTTCGTCACATAACAAAATTAAGTCAACTTTACATTTGGAAATCTTCTCGTTTAAAAAGAAGTGGTTGCAAGAAAATATATGGTCGTATTCGTCTGCGTTCCAGTCGTACCAATTTGTAGTTGGTCCGGCTCCTAGAATTAGAATTTTTTTATTTTTAAATTTTTTTAATTCTGGATTATCTCTATATATTATTTCCGAGGTTTTGGCTAGCTCTCCTTTTAGAAAATCATATTTATTTAAGTAGTTAGCCCCTCTTTCTTGGTTGTCCGCAAAGGCCTTAGGCTTTGTTATAAAACAAGACATGTTGCTGTTTTCCCATGTTAGTTCGTAAAAAGACATTATCCTCTTAGCTTTTTTCTTACTGGCTTCTCGGAGTTAGTTACTTTGATCTTGCCGTCTCCATAAGCTTGCTCTAGTTCTCTAATCCCGCTAACTAGCTTGAATAGGCCTTGAGGCTCTACGGAGCTCATGTGGTCAGACCCCCACATGGTTCTGTCTAAAGTTACATGCCTTTCTATTATGGTCGCGCCAAGGTAAACCGCAGCTACAGAAGTGCCTAGCCTAAACTCATGGCCACTATAACCAATCTCCATCTTATCGTACTTTTCCTTCAGTGTTTGTATGCAGGAGAGATTGAGTTCGTCAATGGGTGCTGGATAGGTGGAGTTGCAATGTAATATAGCTATGTCTTTATAGTTACAATAAACTTCTAGCTCTCTTACTACCCAATCTATTTCTTTGGGGGTGCTCATTCCTGTTGAGATTATGATTTTTTTACCCGTGGCTCCTGCTGCTTTTATAAGTTTTTTGTTAGTTATCATCGCCGAGGGAATCTTGATGAACGGAATATCATACTGCTCCAGAAACTTAAGGCTGTCAAGGTCCCAAGGAGATGCGCTCCATGCTATGTTTTGTTGCTTGCAATAACTATCTATAACATCATATTCTTCTTGTCCAAATTCTACTTTGTGTTTATACTCTAGGTATGTCATTTCCCCCCAAGGGGTATCCCTCACAACATTCTTCTGATGCTTAGGAACACAAGCGTCTGGGTTCCGCTTTTGAAACTTTACTGCGTCACAGCCTGATGCAGCGGCAATGTCGATGAGGCGCTTGGCTGTTTTTAGGCAGCCGTTATGATTGATGCCTATTTCGGCGATTATATAAACTTTTTTCATGAAAGGATATTTAGCTCTATTCCTTTATCGGATAGCCATTGTCTTATGCTTGGTACAGCCTCTGCATTTAATATTATGTCCCAAGGTATTTCGCAGCCTTTGTTTTCCATAGACTTTTTGTCTTCTTCTTTGTAAAAATGACTTCCATGGTTATTTAGGTCCCACCCTATAGTCGTGATTGACTTGACTCCTGCGTGTACAGCTGTATAAAATACAGTCTCTAGCATTATGCCGGGACCTACGCATCTCTCCTTGCAAGTTTTGTTTATCAAGAAGTCATTATAATTTTTTTTATAAGCTAAGGTTTTTTCTTTTCCCCCGATCTCTTCTATTAGAGGGACTTGAAAAAATATATCATGTTCTTGCTCTGGGTTCCATCTGCGACCTATGGGATAATTGCTGCTAGCTACAACTACCTCTGGTCTGTGGTCGGCATACCTATATGGTATATTCATATAATCTAAAGGTAAGTTAGAACAGTTCCAAAAGTGAAAGTCTGTTTCTTGCTTAAACTCTTCGTATGCCTGCTTTACAGAAAAGACTAAATTATTTTTTAGTTTTTTTTTGAATTCTTCGCTCTTATATTTATTAAGGGAAGGCCCGCATGCTAATATATAGCAATCTTTTCCTGACTTGCAGTTCTCTAGCTCTTTTAAGTTCATTGTACTACATTTAGAAAGTCCAACAAACAAATATTACCGGCGTTGATTTGATCTTTCGCCATTGTTACTGCGTTTTCTGATATATCGAATTGCAGACGAGTGTCCCAATCTTCCGGAGCTACGACAAAATTGAGAGTCAGCATTGATCTATCTTTTGATCTGACTTTTTGGCCTTTATGGTAGCCTGTCGTCATGGCAGCTAAAACGTCACCTTTTTTAGCTGTTAGGTCCTTTATTCTGTCTTCGCTGTAGGCTGCTAATATACCTTCGTCGGGCACTCTGACACTCTCTCTCCAGCGGGAAGGTAGATCGAAGGCGGATCCTTCTACATAGTTAAAGGGGCCATCTTCCACTTTATCAACATCGTTTAAATAAAAAAAGAGCTTTAACAGAAGAGGTGAATTACTGTCGCAATGATATAGGTTGGTTTGGTCTGGTTTAAGGTCATTAGCAAAACTTCTTCTAAGATTAAGAGTCCCTACTGCTGGGACGCATTTAAAGAAGCATTTTACTATTTCTAGAATGTGTTTGTTGAAAATTACTTTCGCTATCTCTGGAACTCTTACTAAAGGCTGCTTTACACTCATGTATAGCTCTTGATCATTAATATCTCCCTGAGGCAAGTTGCTGTTAGAGGAATGGTAGATACAATGCTCTCCTCCTTTGTCGAGATACTCTTCCATTCTGCTCTGGATAGAATCAATTAAATCTATGTGATCATTTAGTAGGCCTCCGAACTTAAACCAGCCTCTGTCATAAATAGTGTTGACGCCATGTTCTGTTAGCTCAGACCAATCTTTAGTGACTGGGTGCTTGAAGGCTCTGCTTCGGAGAGCTTTGCATATAAGCTTATAATCCTCCTCTCCTCTTTTCATGCAATTGGGAGGGGGCATTTTAAAATTGAAATCGTCGCTGACCTTTATTTGCTTGTGCTGATTCATCTCTCTTATTATAACAGAAACGTGAATCAAAGTCAAGAAATTTTCATGTCAAGACTTATTATTTATTGAATCATTTTTACGCACTTTTCTACAAAGGAATCAAAAATATTCTTCCACTCTTTTTCTTTGTTTTGTTTTATTTGGTACCAACTGTCCAAAAAGTTATTATCTGAAATGAGCTTGTCGTGTTTATATTGTAAGAGGTCGCACCAGCCTTCCTCTTCTATGTCCACATTAAAATCTTTGAAGCCGTTCAATAAGGAAAAATCTCTAACTTTATCTTGCGTGCTTAGGTAGAGCCCCGGTATGTTAAGACCTATAGAAATTAATTGTCCATGCCCTCTCATTGCTACAATTGAATCAATATTTAGATAGGTTTTAACTAATTGGTTGGTGTGTTTGAAGAGCACCTCTTCCTTAAAGCTATCAGCAGAAAACAAAAAACTCTTAAAAATTTTAAAATCTTTTATACTGTGAGGCATCGCTTTAAGTTTGTTGTTATCGGCAAAAGCTTTTAACCTCTTAAGATTCTCCGGCCCTTTGTATCTGTCATCGTTCAATTTTGGGTTTGAATTAAAAGCTGGTTGTATGCAGCTCTTTTTTATTTGGCTTTTTCTGTTTTTGCTATAGTCAAAAATAAGGCCGGGGTCTGGTATGACTTCTACTTTGGGGGAGCTTAACCCAATGCTTTTTAAAATGCCTGCGGAACCGTCATTCCTTAAGGAAAATAGCGCGGAAAAATCTATAGTCTCTTTAATGGCTAGTTTGGCTTGCTCAGAAGGTTCTGAGCCCCCTCTAAAAGTATTAATACCTAAGCCGATAAAAAAAACAGGGCAGTTAAGTGAGGATAAAATCTCTTTATTAAAAGGTAGCTTATAGTTTGTTTCCTGTTTCTCATATCCGAAGCTGTACTCGATTAAGCCTCCTCCCCCTACTAGGATGCAGTCATAGTCTTTGTTGAGGAGTTTGATTGTCTCTTCTTGGTTATTTCTAAAGCTCCAAAACTTTTGGATAGGTATAGAGACCCACTCTATGTTGTCTATGTGTTTTTCAAAGCCTGCTCTAGCGTTTAACAGCGCCACGTTATCCCCTAGGTTTATATCGTATGATCCTATGTGTCCTATCTTCAGCTTTGAGAGCTGGAAGGAGTAACTAGAATGAAAAAGTTTAACATTATCTATGTCAAAAGCTTCAAGCTCGTTCTTAAATTGGTTTTTTATTAGTTCGAGCGTTTAATGTTGATGTAAACTACATCATATGTAGCTTTTGTTTGGCATGGGCTATCATCCATCTGTCTTTCTTGTCTAGGTGAGATCTAAGCTGGTCATCTATTTGCCTAAGCATCTCTGGTTTTTCTCCCATATGCTGGTCTCTGACTTTTTGTATACCTTGTACGACCTTCAGTAGGGTGGAGCTAGCTCCTCTGGATGGTATAGCAAAGGGAGCCACGGCCGAAACAATCTTCAACCCAATTGATAAAACTACTAAAAATATAACAATTCCTACTATCCAGTAGACTTTACCCATTAGGCTAGAATACTTAGTGGCAGCAAGGGCGTTTTTTTGGTTGACGGCTTTGAGCTGTACTTGCGCGGTATTAAGCTGGCTGCTTAAAACCCTGTTCCTATTCTGTATGGCTATTAATTCCTTGTCCATTACCGCTAACTCAGCTTGTCCTTTCTCTACCGTCCTTGGGTCATCTGAAAGAAGGTCCTCAATCATGGTGTCAGATTTCAGCGCGTTTGATGCTTGAGGTGGTCCTAGGGCTGTTATACTGCGAGTGGTCATTGACTTAGCAACGCTAGAGTGTCTAGAGGGTTCTGGGTCTTTTTGAAGAGCTTGGTCTGCGGCGTATACAAAAGTCCTACCGCTCTCGACTTGTTGGTTTGTGTTTTCTGTCTGCTTTCTCTCGATGCTTTCGACAACCGCCTCTTTCTTATTGAACTTGCCTAATGGGGTGGCACAGCCCGCAAGAACAACCAAAAACAGGGCTGAAACGTAAAAAGCATCCTTAAAATAGTTATCTTTCATTGTATATACCTCTCTTTTATGGTTTTAAATATTTTAATTGATTTATTCAAATCTATATCTAGAGGTCCTTTTTTAAGTCCATCTTTTATATATGCAACGTACTGATCGCGAGATTCTTCGTAGGACCCCATCTCTGACTGACCTTTGCAATACTGCTTAATAGCTGACTCAAAAAATACTAATAATATCAAACAAAGGCACGCTCCTTCTAGGTTTGGTTTATCTGTGTCAAAAGCTATATTCTTGATATTCTTTAAACAGAAAAAATATTTATAAAAAGCTTCAGATAGGAAAACGTTCTCCTCTCTACTTAGTCCAGATCCCGCCCCGACCTTGAAGACCATAAGCATTGCGCTAAGTTTTGGATGTAGATCTAAGAGCTTTTTTTTGTTTAAGCGTTTCTTGGACGCTTGCTCTATTACTAATATAATATCATCTTTATCTTCTGTAATCTTATCTATCGTTTTTTCATCTACTTTTAATAAATGTGATAAATAAGAAACAGCGACATCATCAATTATGTTATCTTTTGTCCTAGTTCTAGGCACTAATTAATCTTTATTTGGTCTGGGGAGGAGTTCTCTTTATACTTCATGCCTCGCCTTTTTTCGGAATATTTCTTTTCGGCTTTCTTCCTTATAGGGTCTTCTCCTCCGTGAGACTGTTTTCTTTTCTCGCTTAACTCTTTGGAGTAGTCCCACATGTCACCCATGGTGCCTTTCATGTTCTTCGTCTTTTCGTTAAATTGATTAGAGGAAAACGGGTCGACCTCGCTATCTATTGCGGCGTTAGGCACGGTGAAAACTCTGTTAAATTTTTTTCCGTCTTGTGAGAAGGCGTGCTCTTCATCTATTCCTTGGGTAACAGAAATGACTTCTCCAGTATCTGGGTTCTCGAATAAATACTCAGGCATGTAGTGATTCTAATATTTGGTTAGTAACCTTTTCGTAAGTGAACTCTTCTTGAAGTTTTAAGCCGTTAAGGTTTTCTTCATTGGATTCTACTCTCTCTATCGCCTTCTCGCAGGCGGCTATAAACTCGTCTTCATCGAAATCATATATTCTACCTTGGTTGAAGTCGGCTCCTTCATTAAAAAATACTCCGTCAGCAGAAGGTATCTTGCCGCTAGAGGATACCATAACTGAGTTCTCTCGGTTGGCCCATTCTTTATAGCCTGTCTCTTCCATTATAACAGCATGCTTGCCTATGGCAACAGAGTGAAACTCTGGCAATCCCCATCCTTCCCCGCCTGACATACCTATTATAATATTGCCAGAATTCAGAAAATCATTATACTGAATATTTTTATCCATATAGTTGAGGAATTGAATATTGAAATACCTTTTTCCTTCTAGTATTCTTCCTATTAAGGCTGGCATATCTTTTGCTATAAAGCTGTTGTGTATAGCACACTGAAGCTCATACTTCTTGTCGTTGCCAAACCTCTTAGCCCAAGACTTAATCACCTTGCTATGTCTTTTTCTTTTTTCTAGCTTTCCGCACAAATTAAAGACAATGCGTCCGTCATCAAAATATTTCTTATCAAGTTTTTTAAAATGGGTATGGTCAAAACCCAGAGGCATAAAGCTTGAGTTGATGCCATAATTAGAAAAAGTATCAATAGAGTGGTTGCTGCTAAAATAAAGCTTGTCTACGCTGGAAGCTATATTAACCTCGGCTTTCGTTGGAGCGTCTAGCTCGTAAAAAGAGAGAAGGTGTCTGTTGTTGGATACGCAGTTTAAAGTTGAGGCGTTCAAATGCCACAACATAAAGACTGGGTGGTCTCTTTTATGAAACCTAGGGCCTTTGCGGATCGAACTTTGTAACCATTTTATAAAATCAGGAGGGAGGGAGTAAGCCTCTATATCATGATTTATAGGAAACAAGCTTGGCTCAAGCCCCTTTTTGTAAATCTCTTGTAAGATACAAACGGAGACTTGGCCGAAGCTTAGCTTGTTAACAGGTAGCTGTAACGCAAAGTCCATTACAAAAGTGTATCACCGTCATCTGTATCAGTTGTGGTGACTTCCTCCTGTTCTGTTTTTTGAGGATTTGGTTGACCCTCCGCTGGCCTAGACACATAGATCCTGAAGTCAGGGGCGTTCTCTGACTTTTTGTCCTTGTTGAAGAAAGCAACAACAGGGATCTTCTTGTCTTCCCCAAACTCGGTTTGGATCTTGAAGTGACCAGAGAAATACTTCTTGCCGCTGCTTTGAGATGTCTTCGTCCAGAGAGCTCCGATTTCTCTCTTTTCCCATTCGTTATTTGTATTATCTGCCATAACTTCCATTAGTCTACACTCTACTTAATCAAATGTCAAGCTATTTATTTATTTTCCTTTTTAGGATTTCCGCTCCCCTTTTATGGAGGTTAATTGCGGTCTGAGAACTGAACCCAAGTCTTTTTCCTATTCTTGACCATGTCATTTTTTCTCCAGCAAAGTACCTTAAAGAGTAAACGCTCTTGATTCTCTTGTCTCTAATTTTATTTAATTCATTAAGAATAAATCTATTCAGTTCTTTGTTTTTATAGGGCTGCTCATTTAATGATTGAACTGTATTCCTTTTAACTTTGTCGGCTAGCATTTGTTTCTTGGTGCTTCTACTTATCATGTGTAGGCATTTATATTTAACATTATTGCTCAGCCATGTACAAAAGCTAGATTTCTGACCTAAATCAAAACTCTTCGCTGACTCGTAAATAATTAAATCTTTATCTGATAATATATCATAAGGGTCAGCCCCACAATTAGATATGGGATGCATATACTTCGAATACATTGAGATAAACACCGGAGAATATCTTGCGATGACTTTCTTAAGAGACTCATTGCAGTCTTTGTCCTGAACTTTTTTTATTTCCATATAAAAGTTTTTCATAAATTTAAAAAAAATACTAAATAAGCACTGCGCCAGCGCAGTGGGCGTGATTTTTGGTTCTTGAACTGTAAAGAGGAAGTTTTTTTGCTCTGGACGCAGTCCACCCAACTAAGAAAATTAACAAACAATTACAAAAGAACGCTTTCGCTTCCATATTAGTTCTATTCGCAGGGGTCAATGCCCTTTTCGGCCCTTTATCTCAAGAGTCTAGCTAATGACTTCTGTAATCTATTTACAAAGAGTATGAATTTAAAAGGTAGAACTTTTTTAAGATGGTCTCACTTCTCTCAAACGCCGCCTGCACCCGCGTGTAGCGCACCTTCCAAGGTTCGAGAAGTCCCTTCGGGGTTGTTGGTCTCTTAAGGTTACCAGACTTGCTTTCGCTTAAACCTT